TATAGGGCTTATGATGATATTTCAACATTAACATTAAATATTTCTGATATAAATTTACCTTCATCTACCACATTTAATGTTTACCCTTCAGGTGGTAAAAATAAAATAGCTAAGGTTAATGAAGATTTTGATTTTAGTGGTACTCTTAATAGCTTAAGATATCAAGAATTTTTACTTGATAAAAATGTATTGTTTGACGACTTTTTAGGTACAGCATTTGGAGATAGTTCTGCAGACCCAATGGCTCCAGGTAAATTAGCATATGAAAAAATTGCTAATTTTACATCTAATAATAATGATATACATAAGAGTAATATTGAAGGCTTACTTTCAATGAACTCTATGGTTGGGGGAACGCTAGATGTGAATGACACTACAAGCTTTAATTCACCAAGTAAGCTTAAGAGATTAACTGACATCGTCTCTATAAATCATTCTAGATTGTGGGGGTCTAAAAACCAATTTAACGAAAACTTCAATAACGTTTTAGGTGCAGATACTAGCGTATATGGTGTTAATTTAGGAGCTAGGTTAGACTTTTTAACAACCACACTTACATCTGGTAATGATGGGTTTATTGTTGCATTAGAAAGATTTAGCAATAAATTTACTAAATATTCAACATTTATTACATTAATTTCAACAGATGTAATTAACCCAGCCTTATCTACATATGCATTAAGCTCTTATAATGATACATGGGGTTGGAATCTACTATTAACCCCGAATATAACTGGTGAAGCAATTACAAATTACTATGATTTCTATGAGTTTGTGAGTACACCAGAAAATAGTCATTATAATAATGTGATTAATTTTAATGACCCATATACCACAATACAATATACTAATTCATCATACAATGATTGGGTAAAAAGAGGTGGTACAGTTGAAGAAATGATTGATTTTATTCTGTACACTGGTACAGGTGTTTTATCATCGTAAATTAAATATTGATAGATGGATCAGTTATTAACATTTGAATTTGAAGAAGTACAAAATTCTATTGTAACACCTAATAGTATTGCATACGGTGATTTTTTACAACCATTTTCATTTATTGAATTTCTTAAAAATACAAACAATAACTATACACCAAAAGTTTATAATGAGTTTTACATTCTATATTTAAAGCGTTGGTCAAATGTAAAATCTAGTATTGTTGTTGATGAACAGGTTATAATTAATGCACAATATACTGATTTATTAAGAGAAGTAGCATTAACATATTCAACGTTACAGGAGAGACGATTCCTTTCAAATATTGATTTTACAGATCCTGAAGATCTTGAAATTGCAATTCCGTTCTTTGCACGTAAAATTAAAGAGATTGTATTATTATATAAAACATCCCGCGATAGAGTTACTTTCCAGGTAGAAAGGAATAAACGTAAGGGTACTGAGAGTAGTGTGCAGGTTGCTTTAAGAGATAATATCATTAGATATCTTCTTAATAGTGATAGATTTGCAAGCCTCAATATAGATTTATCTTCTGTAAATAGTAACATTAAAATACAAATAGATGATCTTGTAGATGAATATGATAATTATTTCGATCTACCAGCACAACCAAGTGCTAACTTTGATTTTGGTGGTATTAATCGTGAAACATTTTATAGTGCTAATACCAATAGTGTTGATTATATCGACTTTATTGACCTTGCAGAGTTTCTTAGGAAAAATATTTTTAATCTAACATTTTTAACACAAATAGGTAAAAACTTTACGATTAACACAAATATCACATATGATCCTATCTGTCAACCAGATAACCCTATAGGTGATTTTTTAGAACAGCGAACAGTTGGTGGTGTTACACCAGAACAATATAGACAACTTAGAGGAGATCTTATTCGTAAGTTTATAGGTGTTGATTATTACTATATTGTTAAAAATGAGTTTGATGAAATATCTTCAGGGTTATTGTTTGAAGCGGATAACCCATCAGGTAACCTTTTAAATGTAGGTAATGCATCAACAGCTACATTAATGTCTGATCAATTAAGGTCATTAAGAAAAGTTGGTCTTTATTTTGCACCTGAAAAACAAAGTGCTATAAGATTTAACAAAACGCAAAACAAATATATAGTTGATGTAAATTCACTTCAACCAAATATTACATATGTATACCCGGATCCAGAATTATACGGGAAAGGGTATGATTCACATTACCCTATCGTTTTTTATTATGATACAACATCCTTATTAAATTTACAGCAAAATACTAATACTTTTGGTGATCCATTAGATACACCAACGAGTCAAAATTTTTACGCGTATTATTCAACCCAACAAACATTTGAAGCAGATCAAGTAAATGATAAAGCATTACAATCATCATTTTCATCTCTATTTGATTTAGGATATGTACAGGATCTGAAAAAGGATGTTTATGGTAATGAATATGGAATTATAAAAGGTAAAAATGGTGAGTTTTCCAAAGCTTTTTATTCATTTTCAGATATTGTTGATACTGGTTCTATAGTAAAAATGCTACCATTTAATGGGTGGTTGTTTAATGATCCAATATCAGGTGCTAACTTTAATTTTAGTGAGAGTGGCATTTATAATGGATTTGATAGTGTAATTAAATCTGGTATATCATTAAGTGGTGGTAGTTTTTCAGACCCATCTTTTGATTATTATCTCAACTTTAGAGAATTTTCCCCTTACCAGGGTATACCTGCATCATATAATCTGTTTCCAGAATTTTTTAACACAACACTTTTACGTGTTGTACCTGTTAGTGGTTCAAGAACAGAATTTAGCAGCATCACTGGAGATTACACAGTTAAAACTATAACTGAAAAAGAAAAGTTGAGTGGTACAATTTATGTAAGAGATACGATAACAGGTATCGTTTCACCACTATCATCAGCTCTTAATATAGTATTTAGTAAATATCCACAACCTATAAGAACTGAACTATATGGTAATAATGTATTAGGATTTGATCTGTTTTATAATACTATAGTAGTTAGAACCCCAACCTATATTGTATTTGATAAAATATCATATAACGAAACTGGTTTTATAAAACCAACTACATTTAACATCTATCTATCTACGGATAATTCAAACCCATTTGAAGGGGTAAGTAATCTCTTTTTTGATAATACAAAAAATATTATTATATTTTGCAAAACAGCTGTTTTAAGTACATTTCAAAATGATTACAACAAAATTATATACCCAGAGATTTATAAATTTGATATTGACAAACATTCATTAACTAAATTATTTCCCACACAATTTACCACAGTTAATTCGGTATCTTCAAACTTTAGTTTTGCTGGTGTCAATTCAATATCTGCAAACATAGTTGAAGTTGGTAGCCAGCAAATAGCATATAATAAATCTAATGATCTATACTGCATAAACTTTATTGGTTATGATAGTAATAAATCACCTTATATATTTGATCACAAATTTGAATATAATGGGGAAGATCTAACGTTTAAATATTCTAATTTTTATGATACTGGATCTTACAAAGTTACTAGTAACTTTTATTCTTTGAGTGATGGTCGTGGGTCGGTATTTATTACAATAATACCAGGTAATCAAGCGTTATATTATAACACGTTTAACTACAGTATCAGTTCTACAATTGCAGGTGGTATTATACTAAACAATCAAGACGGTTATCTACAACTATGAGTTCCATCACCAAAATTCTTTCAGCAGATGCATTCACCACACAAGGTGATTTTTCTATACTTCATGATGAGTTTACCGTTAAAAGTAATACATTAGTTAACCTTAATTTAATTAATATTAACGAGGATATATTTAGAGTGAAAACACTTACCATTGATTGGGGTGATGGAACTGTTGAAACTTATAATACGGATATTTATCTAGATTATTATAATGAAAGTATAATACCAGAACTACTCTATAATAAAGGTTGGTCTGTTTGCTTGGAATATAACCATACATATAACCCAACATCATCTGCATATTTTAACAAATATGTTATTAATGTTCAACTAACATATTTAAATACGGTGGTAGGTCAATTTATTTTACCTATCAAAGTAGCAAAACCATCATTGTATGATAGGGTAAATGATCTTAAAATCGTTAACACTCAAATTTTACCCCTTTCAACCTCAAATACCTTACTTAATTTACAGACAGATAAAGAGTTTTATATTATACCTGTAATCACAGCAAGTAGTGTCAATTAAATATTATTATGTCCGAAGTATCAATTTCACAACTCCCATTATTAGGTGGTACACCCCTTGATAATGATGTTTTTCCTCTTGTAAGTAACAATATTACGCAAAAAGTTACATATAGTACACTTTATAATGATATATCATCCAAGGTTGTTGTGGGTAAATACACACCGATTACATCCTTTAATGATTCACAAACTTTTTTATCTAATGTAAGTGGTAATTGGCAATCCACTTACACTACAGTAAGTACCTTTTCAGGTAGTTGGGGAGCAGGAGCAGCAGGAGCAGGTCTTACACTTTTCAGAGAAGTTAGTTCCACTATATCACCAAATGATAGTACAAATGTTTATGCACTTAGTGTAATTTCACTATCAGCTAACGTAGCTGCTGCATTAATTGCTAAAGGTACTGGTGCAACTCTCGCTCAGATTCCAACTCTTGATAATGTTGGTGGTACCACGCGTGGTCAATATGCTACAGATTTTCAAAAATCAAGATTATTTGGAACTCAAGTTGCAAGCGGCAACTACTCTGTAATTGCGGGTGGTGTCGCTAACACTGCTTCTGGAAATACTGCAGTAATTGTTGGTGGATCTAGTAATACTGCATCTGGAGGTTTTTACTCAACTATTGTTAATGGTATAGGTAACGAAGCAAGTGGGAGTTACACATTTATAGGTAGTGGTAATTATAATCGAGTGTCAAGCAATTATTCGATTGTAGCAGGTGGATCTGGCAATTTAGTTAGTTCAGGTGAGTACTCAACAATCGGTGGTGGGTTAAGTAATAGAGCTACTGGCACCCAGTCAACAATCGGAGGTGGTTCCAGAAATAGAGCGTCTGGAAATCAATCAACAACTGTTGGTGGGTATAACAACACATCTAGTAATAGTTATTCAACTGTTGGTGGTGGTAACAGTAATATTGCAAGTGGTGATAGGTCAACTGTTGGAGGAGGTGAAGATAATATTGCAAGTTATGATTATGCAACAATTGCTGGTGGATATAACAACACATCTAGTAATAGTTATTCAACTGTTGGTGGTGGTGTCAGTGTCTCTGCAGTTGGTGCAAGATCAACTGTTGGTGGGGGTAGCAGTAATATTGCAGATGGTGATTATTCAACAGTTGGAGGTGGTAAAAATAATAAAGCGTCTAATTTTTATGCAACCGTCGGTGGAGGTGATAATAACAGGGCAACTGGACAATATTCGACAGTTGGAGGTGGTTCTGGAAGCACTGCATCTGGATATGCTGCAACAGTTGGAGGTGGTAATAGTGTATCTGCAGTTGGTGATTATTCAACAGTTGGAGGTGGTGATAATAACAGGGCAACTGGACAATATTCATTTATCGCGTGTGGTATCAATAATAATACCAACAACCAAGCAAATACATTCATTATTGGTTCAAATATTACAGCTACGTTAGCAGAATATACATATGTTAATAACCTATCTACAACTGGTAATATAGCAAGTAATAAAGCTATAGTTACAAGTCTAACCGGAATAAATACAAGAGTTACAAATATTACAGGTACAAATGCGTCATTTACAACATTAACTGCTACTAATACCCAATTAACTAATTTAAGTGCTCAATCATATAACTACTCAACTGCTGTAGCAGGTGCAGTCACGACAGATCCAATAGATATTGATGCAGGAACAGCACAATTACATCATGTAATTTATACCGGGTCAGATACCACACCTAATATTCATATTTCTAACATATATGAGTATGTAGGCCGTGAAGTGAAAATTTTTGTATTTAACCGATCAGGTGGACCTAGAACAGTTACTGTTAAGTACGTATCTAATACACCTGCGTTAACTGGAACAGTACCATTAACAACAACAGGTATCGCAGTATCAGGAGGAGGTACAGCGATGGTTTCAAATGCAATAGCAACTATTTGGGTTGCTAACATTGGTGGTAATATCGTTGGTAGTTTCGGTTGATAAAGTTGATTTAAAAGGAACATAACCTATAATTAGGTAATGCATATTAAATTTGACGAAGTAACCCACACGTATCGAAACACGATTACTGGTGAGATCTATACTTCCGCAACGCAACTTATATCTAAATTCAAAAAGCCTTTTGATTCTCTTGTACATGCCACCCGGGTTGCAAAGCGAGAAGGTCTTACTGTTGATTTTGTTTTAGATATTTGGGAGCAAGAAAAAGATAAGAGTATCGTTAAAGGTAAGAACATACACGCTCTCTTAGAGAACTACGTGAGATTCGGTGAGACTGAGAAGGATTATACTTGGTTATATAAGTCATTCGAAAAGCAGAGAGAACTACTTGTCGGTAAATGTAAGCAAGTGCATGCTGAAAAGCTACTCTGGAATGATCACTATAAAATCTCCGGTACTTGCGACTTATTGTATGATCACGAAGATTCCTTTTCTGTACTTGATTACAAGACCAATAAGGTGATTACAGCATATTCAAAATATGGAGAATATTTACTTTCACCTCTTGATTTCCTATCATACTGTGAGTATAATGTATATGCATTACAACTTTCAATTTACGCATATTTAAATGAAAAACTTACAAATAAGAAGGTAAGGAACTTACATATACTGTATTTGAAGGAAGATAAGTTCATTTCATTTAATGTACCTTATATGAAGTTAGAAGTAGAATTAATGTTAGAAACATACACAAAAAGCAAAGAAAAAAATAAAGAATGAGTATTAATCAACTTGATAAGTTGCATGAGTTCGACTTTTGGTCAATGATCAAAAGTCTTAAATGGGGTGATGAAACAACCAGGTGTATTGCTGCAAAGCGATATATTATGAAAAACACACCACCCTATAAGATAACAGCATTTAGGCGTATTGCAGATAATTATGCTAATATGCTTGTTAAAGAATATGCAAGCAAGTCAAATTCAGTATATGGTTACGCAGAGATGTATAATGGAGCATTTGAGCTCATTGGATTTGGTAGGTCAGAATATGACCGATATCTTAGTAATCCAATTATGTTATCAACTATTATCGAATCTATTATTGATAAAGAGGATGACGAAAAATTTGTGTTTGCATTACCTTTAGAAGACGATTTCTTCGAACCATCTACAATTGTATGATTCAAATTACTCTCAAACCAACCAGAGCGGCTAAAAAAGAGTTTGAGTTTGTTGATTTTGATGTAATGTCGCAGTGCATGACGATACTCGTAAACAACATTTGCGAGTATCAGCTTGATAGAAAGTATCAACTTAAGGTTGATGTATCACGTTATCCGGATAAAGTTAATCCATGGAGTCATTATGTTTGGAAAACCAATGTAATATGCATCCACCCGTTTACTAATTATAAACAATCCTATAAATTGAGACGGTTTATCAATTACTTTGTACATGAGTTCAAGCATTGGACACAAGACAAATTACTAAAAGTAAGTTTTAGTAAAAATTTTAAACCAGATGGATTAGAATATTATAAGTGCCCTCTTGAACATGATACGAGGAGCTATACTAAGTTAATGCTGCAAAGTGCAATTAAAACCTATAAAGGTATGTTAGAGCTCAAACAAAAAAATAAGGAGTTCAATGCGCTGAAGATAAAATTCTATTATTAGACTAAATACTTGTATGGAAAACACAATCACATACATCGTTACAACATTTAGTGGTAACCCATATTTTCAAGTAGCATCAGCTGTAGTCGTTTTGGCTTCAGCAATTTGCGCACTTACACCAACACCTGATCCTAAAACAATCTGGGGTAAGGCATATAAGTTCATCGAATTGCTTGCTCTCAATATCGGTAAAGCAAAGCAATAATGCAGGTAATTGCATTACTTGCAAACTTATGTAAAGCTTTAGCTCTTTATTTAGAGCTAAAGAATAAGTCCTTCTATTATGATATAGAAGAAAAGCATCAAGCACGTAAGAAGAAAATAACCGATGAAATCAATCAAAACCGCAACGCTGGTCGCAATAACAACACTAATGTTGCTGACCAGCTGTTGTCAGAACTCGAGCTCGAAGTCGCAAGGTTTAAACATATATCAGCCCACTACCATAACGCTTGTGCAGGGAACACCAGTACAGACAGTGGAAGGTCGCTATCAGGCTCAAACTAAAGAGGTTTGGCATTCAGATACAAGATATAGAGACCTTGAAGCTAAGTACATCAATATGCTTAGTAAATCAGCATATTGATAGGTTTACTAACCACTAGTTCGGAAAGTAAGACAGGATAGTGGCCTTGGTAGCTTCAAGTTCCACAGGTACCTCAACAGCCTCAATGATGGTACGAGCAATGTCAAATCGGTTGCGATCCATCGCCGCTTCAGCAGTTATGCGAGAAGAGTAAAAAGATGCCTGAATAGCAAGCGGTAAAGCATCAAATGCGGCTGCCATTAAAGCACGGCGTTCAGTTATGATTTCAGCTTCAGTCATCGTCCTATTGACCACCACCCATTGGCGTTCAACTCGATCATCGAACCACACAAGCACAGGCTCAGCGATTTGAGTAGTGGTGATTTCTGGCATGGGTATTTTGACGAGTGGTACAGTTGTTACACCATCATCAAGTGGTGGTGCGAAAGCGCCATTGTCATCTATAGTTAGACTCATGAGAGTCTGTGCAGGTAATAGTCCGTATGTTTTCATAAATTATACTCCATATGCTAACTCAACACCCTCAACTGTTGCTACCCAGCGCCAAGTCTCAGCAGTAACACCTGTTACTTGAATACTTAAAGCGTCATTTGTGTCGTCAGCGGTGATACTGATGCTAGTTCCTGTAGCTTCATCAGTGCCGAGCGTAACAACACTACCAACTAGTGAAGTAGTACCAGCAACATTTTTGATTGCAACTTGCCTTAAATATCTAGCAACTGCTGTACCATCTGATTTACTACCGACAATGTTGATTGTGCCTGAAAGGATTCGCCCACTAGTAATGGTGAGCCTTGTACTCGCACCATCTAAAAAGAGCGTTGTAGCTGTGTTGTCGGTGGTCTTGTTTCGGACCACAAACTGTACAGATTGTGCATCACCCACAGCTGCAAATTGTCCCGCTGAGTGTGACTTTTGCCCATATCGTGATGCCTGCGACTGCAACCCTGTAGCAAAGGCACTTTTTGCAGAGGCAGTGCATGTATCTCCCATCGCGCCTGATGCATCACCACTGGCTGTATTGCTGTTTCCGATAGCGTAGCTGCGGTTGTTGCTGGTGGTATTGCTTTGCCCTAAAGCCACCGATGCCGTGCCGCTATTGTTGTTGATGTAGCCAAGAGAAATTGCGGCAATACCCGAGGCACTGTTGCCATACCCAAGTCCAACTGCATAGTTTGAAGTGACTAAATTTCCTTGACCTATTGAAGTAGTTGCATCTGCTGTAGAACTACCACCAAGGCCTGCGAGAAACGAATAATTACCTGATGCAACTCTGGCTGCGGTAGCACTCTTGCTGATTTGTAAATCGACTGCATATTGGCCTCGTTTGTTGCCGCCAGTGCCAGTGTTGTCTGGAACAGGCCCAAGGATAAAGGCTCCAGTGCCTTTAGGAATTATTGCAAAATCAACATTGGCTGATAAACTTCTTGCTGACAGCCCAAAAGTTGGGACTATATTATTTGGAGATATTACACTAGAAACTTCAGAAAATATAGTCAACCCACCTCCACCACCCCCCCATGTAGCAGAGTTTGATTGAACTGTGGTGTATGAACTGTTCCATTGATTACTATTTCCACCACTAGCATACATTACATTTGTTGTGGATACAGAATTAGTAGTAGTAATAGCACCAGATACCCCAATATTCAATCTTTCGGTACCATCAGTTACAAATCCCAATGCTCTTGCTGACATCCCAGTTCCAAGCTTCTCTGTACCAACTTGAAACACATTGGAATTCCATTTGGAAAATCCTCGTTCATATATAGAAGCAGATGTAAATTTATTATAAACACGAAAGGTTTGAGCACTAGCACCATTGCGTTGAGCTATGGTATTAGCTGCACCATCTCTGTAAAACATAGCATCATACCAACCAATGGGTAAAGTATTTTCCCAAACACTTTGATCTGTCATTATGTTACCATTTGCACGTGGGAAAGTTACACTAAAGTTTTGATTACCGAAATTCGGTGCCACCATTGATATACTACCACCACCTTCCTGTGAGTCACTAAATGCAAGGGAGTACCTGTTTAAACCCATCTCTGTAGAACCAGCTGCATTATAATAATATATCGATAAGTTACTTTGACTAAGATTATAACCTTCAGATCCATTGTCTCTTGTAATATTACCAGTCATTACACCACCTGAAAGAGGTAAATAACTACCTGCTGGATTCCATGATGCAGAATTAGTTTGAACAGTTGAATATGTACTATTCCATTGATTGCTGTTGCCCCCGCTGGCATATATTACATTTGTTGTAGATAAAACCCCTGTAACAGTTCCACCAGACAATGGTAAATAAGCACCTACTGTTGGAACAAGCTGAACATTAGTAACTTGTTTAGCAGTAATAATCACCCCAGGAGTATCTGGAATTGTTGGATTAGTGTGTGTGGTAAATGTTTCTACAGTTACTGCTGTATTATTGCAGTGCCAATATATTTCTATAAAATCATTAGCAGCTAGTGTAGCTATAAATGGTGTTACTGCAATTAACTGTGCAGGTATACTGGCATTTTTTCTTGCTGGTATTGTGAATACAGAACTACTGTCTGGTATATCGACACCATTTTTTCTGAACCAAATATAAATATCTTCTTGATTTTGACTTGTATTTTTATACTGAATACTAAAAATTAATTCATAAGTACCAATATTATTGAATACAATTTTATTGCTACTTAAACTAATTCCGTTAGCTTCAAATGTATTTGCTATATTAAGTCTTTTAGCTTGATTAGCTCCAGTAAGAGTTTGTGCGGTGGTGTCATAAAATGAACCATAATAACCTGTTTGACCTGATGCAGAAGCTGGTGAACCAGTTGTCCATTTTTCCAACACACTACTGTATACAAGTACCTGACCATTAGCTGGTGATGGTATTGAAACATCATTAAGTGCAGATAGATAACTTACACCAGAAGATCCCCCACCAAAAATTGTACCAATATCAATGCCACCAGACAAAATCTGACCTGTTGCAATATTGAGCGAACCATTCATGGTACCACCATTAGCGTATTGAGCTGCTACTGACCCACCACCACCATAACCAGCTACGTATTTTTTGAGATTAGCTGATTCATTTTCAAGCCTTGTCTCTAATTGTTTTTTGAGGCTGTTTAAATCTTCTCTTTTAATTGCTACAAGATTAAAATCTTTTACTTTCTTTTCTACAGCTTCAACGATACCAGTACCTAAAACTGATAATTCATTTGCAGTTTTTGAAACCAACTCTTTAATTTCAATCTTCTTATCTTCTAAAATAGATGAATGAGATTTAGCTTCTGTAAGTATGTTGTTTAAACCTTGCGAGATTTGTTCTTGTAAGCTATTTTCTGCTCTCTCAATAGCACTATTAATATCAGCTATTCTATTATCAAAAAGAGAAATTCTATTTTCAACTAAAGCTGTTATATCGTTAATCTTCTTATCAGCTGTTGATTGTAGTTTACCAATCTTATTAGATACCAAGCTTTCTGCTCTCTTAAGATTTTCTGATATAACCTGTTTCGATTCATTACAGATATGTTCGACGTCAGTAATGTTAGTAGTTTTTTGTTCTAATAGTTGCTTTTTAGATTCATCTATAAATGTCTGTATAGACTGAAACGCATTATTAACTTGAGCTTCTTGATTAACTAGTTCTGTTTGGAGTTCTGCAATCTTGGTGTTGACATCATATACAACTCCTTCTCTGAGATCTTGTAGCTGTTTGGTCTTTTCATCTGCATTTGTTGTTACAATATTTGTATACAACTCAGCAGTGGCTTCAATACTTTCTCTAATTGAGTTAGCCTCTGCAACCGCTCTATCAGATATAATTTCTACCTGACTTACCCGTTCATCAAAACTTTTTAAGATATCAGATTTGAGACCTTTAATATCAGTTATTGAAGAGCTTTTTAGCTCTGATAGACGTTCATCTATTAGATTAGTTAAGCTCTCAGAGAGCTGCTCAATTTTATGCTTCTTATTAGAGTGGTTTTCATTTATAACTCTAATAGCATCAGCTTTATATCTTTCAATGTCAACAGAAGCACTTTCAGAAGTAATATATGTTTCTTCAACAATTGGTTCTGGATCTGGTAAATTTTCTTCTTCAGCAACTGACTCTAAAATTTGTTTTTCTTTAGCAAATACCCTTCTACCATTATCAAGTGAGTTAACATTAAAAATAATATTATCATCACCTTCTTTTAGTACATATAGAGAGGTGTAAAGATTATTATTATACTCTGTAGTTAATTTTAATACAGGGTCACCACTTATATCATCTACCTTTTCAGCAATAATTTTATTACCACCACAGTTAATTTCAAATATATCAAAGAATACCTCTTTGAATTCTTTGCAAATAATATAATTCAACCCCTTATCAGTAGGTATGAATGCAAAGTTTGTATCTAAAATTTTAAGTTTATCACTCACTAACTTATTTATTTTTTACCCGCTATTATCAACCGTATGAAACAGTGGAGTGTGAGTAATACTGCGCTCTGCAATAAATGGTACCATTATTTGGTGCTGTTGCAAACTGCGCACTTATTAAATTTGAATTAGTTATACCTCTGATTATTGCTGTTGAACTGGAAAGAACTGCGAAAGCACTTGCAGCTGCACTATTGTTATTATCATATACTAATAGTGTCGCATTAGAAGGGTTTACAATAATTACTTCTGAACAACTAAAACCAGAAAGTTTAGCTAACGAAGAGTTAGTTACAACTTGGTTAAATGATGCACACTGATTAAGATTCTGATAAGGCATATAGTTATTTAGTCTCTAAAACTTCATTTATCGCATTCCAATTTATACATTTGAAAAAGTTTTTGACATATTTTTTCTTATCAGATTGGTAATCAAGATAGAAAGAATGCTCCCACATATCTAAACCTAAAACTGGATCACCCATCGATCGATGCATCAAAGGATTATCCTGGTTAGGAGTTGTATGAAGTTCACCCTTTGTAGTAAGCCAACACCAACCAGAGCCCATAATTGATAGAGCTTTTTCTTCAAATTTATCTTTAAAATCTTCATAGGATTTAAATTTTGATTCTATTAATTCTTTTGCTGTACCATTTAGCGTGATATTTTTCCCTAGGGTTCTGAACCATATAGAATGATTTAATGCTCCTCCAACATTAAACCTTATGATATCATCATAGTTTTTTATATTTTCTGCCATTTCAACTAATGGCTTTGGTCGTTTAATTAATTCGTTGCATTTTTTAATGTACCCTTTGTAATGTTTATTATAATGTTCATCCATTGTTTCTTTGGAAGTAAAGGGTTTTAATGAATTAAAAGAATAATCCACTTTGACTGGCTTATAATAACCAACCCCCTCTATTAATAAACTAACTCTTTCGTTGAAATCCACAAAAAATATTTATTCTGAAAATATATATTTGTATGGATAACGCTAAATTTAAAAAATTCCTTGAAAAAGAACTCGAAAAAATTGCAGATATTGTTGATGATATATACGATAAACTAGAAGAAGTTGATGATATGGAAGTATTTGATTCAGCAGATGTGTGGTTAAGTGGTATAAAACAATTAATAAGTTATGATGATGGTGATTTAGTAGTTGATTCTACTGCAGCTGATACTATATTAACATTACAATGAAACGTATTGGCATTCTTCTCTGTGGTGGTGTGGGTTCTCGCTTAGGTCAAATTACTAAAGCTATACCTAAATCTTTAGTACCTGTATATGATAAACCTCTGGTTGACTACCAGCTGCAGCTTTTTTATGATTTAGGTATCACTGATGTAGTAATCATCACTAGACCTGATACTCGTGATCTGTTTGTTAATTACATTCATACATACTCTCAATGGGGTGAAAAATTCAAATATATCGCGATTGAAACTCAACCTAATCCAGGTGGTATCGCAGAAGCTTATCTCATTGCTGAAAAGCATATACCAGAAGGCTATAGTACATTACTCGGTCTAGGTGATAACATCTTCCATTTTATTGACACCAAAGAAAAAGAAGAATTAAAACAACTTTGTATCAATGAAGATAATTTTATTACAACAGTCAAAGTAAAAGATCCAACTCAATATGGTGTTGTGAAATATGATAATGATGGTTATATTGTTGATGTAGTTGAAAAGCCAATTAATCCACCTTCGAATGAAATTATACCTGGATTGTACTTCTTTGATAACACTGCAGCAAATAAAGTAAGATCTCTTAAACCTTCTGCAAGAGGTGAACTTGAAATTACAGATTTGCAGCGTAAATATTTACAAGAAGATAATCTTGGTGTTTACAAATTTGAAAATGTATTTTGGTATGATTGCGGCACTATAGATGATCTTCAACATGCAAATAACTTCATGAAAATCTTAGCAGATAAAAAATAATATGGATTCATTCAGCCTCGATCATAAAACAGTATTGGTAACAGGTGGGTACGGTTTTATAATGTCTAACCTCATTAACATTATAAACGATACATACTATAACACGCATATTATCAATGTTGATAAGTGTGGTGCTGGTTCAAATAAATCTAATATTTTACCAGAACAACAAGGTAATCAAATCACAAATGTGAAGATGAAGTGTGAAGATAAGAGGTTTAAAGATTTACTAGTTAAATATAAACCAGATCTTATCATCCATGGTGCAGCTGAATCACATGTAGATCGTTCAATCACTGATCCACTTGGTTTTGTTACTTCAAATGTTGTAGGTACTACTAATGTAGTTAATAGTGTTGATTGGTATCAGAAAAATATTGATAACCATTGTAAGTGTGTATTAGTGAGTACTGATGAGGTGTATGGTCATTTAGAAGTTAATGAAAAATCATGGACGGAAGATAGCCCCATCGCGCCTAGATCCCCGTATGCATCCTCAAAAGCAGCTGCAGATCTGATAGCTTTATCTTTCTACAATACTTTCAAAACTGACTTTTGTATTGTGAGAGGATGTAACAATTTTGGTCCAAGACAAGATGAAGAAAAACTATTACCCAAATACATTACAAACCTACTTAGAGGTGATGTGATGCCTGTTTATGGTAACGGTAAAAATATCAGAGAGTGGGTTTTTGTAGAAGATTTTTGTCATTTCATCTTAGATAAAGCTTTTCGTTATGCGCCTGGTAGAGTTTTTAATTATGGTAAGGGTGTATCTAGAAACAATTTGGAGATTCTAGATGAAATTTATGAAACGGTAAAGTTCTTTTGTCGTAAAAAAGATTGCGAACTCATTCACAAATATGCAAAATTTGAAGATACAATTGAATTTGTAGAAGATCGTAAAGGTCACGATTTCAAATATGCAATGAGCTCCAAATATGCACACCCTAATTTACCTAGTAAGAGTTTCAAAAAGCAACTTCATACTACCGTAGAATTCTACTATGAAAAAACAAAAGCAGAACAACGAGCAGCTAACAGCTGGTATAGAAAACTCTTCAAATAAAAATCTCCAAGATGCAATTGTGAGAACAATTGAGGAGATGAAGCTAATGTGGGGAGGTGTATCATATGATATACAGTACGCAATTGAAAATCACATACACTACCTTTATAATGTTTTAAAGGAAAGTGGATATAATATGTAGATGGATACACTACCTAGAGGAAGAGACTCAAATTATTTATTAGATAAAGAAACCCTATTACATTGGGTAAAATATAACGAGCGGCCTATTTTTAAAGCTACAGCTGATTACATTCTTAAGCTTGAGAAAGCTAATGAGAAGTATACTATGAACTGGCTTGGTGACTTAAGCATTGTTGTTACTTCAGAAAGGGGAATTAAGGAATTCCCGTACAAAACGATTAAAGATTAAACGGAAAGTCGTTATAATAATAGAGTAAACAAACAATAACAATTACAAAAAATGAAGCTCAATATTAAGTCAAATAAGTTGCAAAAAGTATCAGCAATTGACATCCCAGATCGTTTCTTTAACCGTATGTCGACTGGAGTTGCAGAGCTTGATAGTCTATTCGGTGGTGGTATTCTTCCAGGTTCAACCTTTACTCTTACAGCAGCTCCTGGTACTGGTAAGACGACGTTCTTTCTTCAGTTGCTCGAAAATATGTCGAAGTTGGGTTATAATTGCGGTTTCGCAACTGGTGAAGAAGATATCAATCAAATTGCCTTTACTTGTAAACGTCTCGGTGTTTATGAAGTACCAGTTTGTAATGAGACTAATATCGATGAGATTTGTGAGCTTACTAAAGAGCTTGACTTTATCGTTATTGACTCTTTTCCATGCTTGACTACTAATAAAGATGTTACTGGTAATAAAAAGGAAGCATATTTGGTTCAGCGTATTATCGATGCTGCTGAGCAAAATGAGTGTGTTGTTGGTATTATTCTTCATATTACCAAGGCTGGTAAGTATAAGGGGTCGACTTTGATTCCGCATGCTGTTAGTGCAAACTTTCAACTTGATCGCGACGAAGACGATAATCAGATTCGCGTCTTCTCAGCTCAAAAGAATCGTTATGGTTGTACTGAAGAGCTTGCAATTGGGTTTGGTTCAAAAGGTTTCGACTTTAAAACTATCTCTAAAGTTGAGCAAACTTCAAATAAGCATGCAAAGGCTGATCGTAAGACTGAGCAACTTGAAACGATTATGAATATGTCTGACGTTAACGGTATTACTCAGCAGCAAGTTATTAAGCAGCTCGGTGTTGATACCGGTAAGGCTTATATTCTTCTTAAAGAACTTACTAATACTGAGAAGCTGATTAAGTTTGGTCGAGGCACCACCGCAGTGTGGAAGAAGGTTGAACTTACAGCTGTTGAAAAATAATTCAACAAACATAGTTGACTTACTTAAAACAGACTTTATAATAATAGTATGAACAACAATAAGAAATTGAACATTAGTCGTGAGTGGTACCAGAGCAAGAACGTTCGTCCCAAGTCTTTCTTGGTGCAGATGGAGCGTAGTGCAAATGGTGAGTATCGTGTTGCAAAGGCATTCGTTGAGAATGTTATTAATCAGCATGAAACCGGCCTTCAGCGAGTCGATGTTCGTGATCTAACATCGGATATGAAGAATGGTACCATCTTTTCATACTAATTAACAACTAACAAACTAAAGACCCTACGAGAATTCTCGTAGGGTCTTCCTATATATTAATATGTGGTATTTAAATTATTTAATTTGCGTCATTATTGTTGGGTTTAGCTATATTGTTTCAGGTATAGCATTTATTTTTGCACTTATTGCAAAAGGCTGCCTTGAGATACATCTATTTTTGGAATGGTGTATGTTTAAGTTGGTTCAATTGCTAGATTCTATCGACATCTAAGTTGAAATAAATCTTTTACTCAATATATAATTATATGAATTTACTACTCGGAGCTACAGGCTACGTTGGATCCGCATTTGAAGAATATTTTAAAACCAATCAAGTACCATATGTTACATATGAGGTGCGTTATGGATTTGATGAGCGTAGTTTTGTAAAATTTTTACTAGCAAATAACATTACCCATGTTTACAACTGCGCCGGATTTACAGGTAAGCCTAACGTAGATAGCTGCGAATTGATTGAAAATCAAGTACCAGCTTTACAAGCAAATGTTCTATTACCAATGCAGCTACTTACTATTTGTAAAAAGTTTGCTGTTAAGTTAATTCAGATTTCTTCAGGGTGTATTTATAATGATACACAATGTGAAAGAGGTCTTGAACCAGCGCATGAGTTTACCGAAAATGATGTACCAAATTTTTCATTCCACCAGCCTAAACATTCTTGGTATAGTGGTACCAAGGCACTTGGTGAGCAATTGATTATGGGTGAGGGTATGTATTACCCAGATGTACTAATCTGCAGATTGCGTATCCCGTTTGATAGTATTAACAACCCACGTAACTATCTCAATAAAGTAATTAACTATGAGACTCTGTTAAATGCAACTAATTCATTTTCACAACTTGAAGAGTTTGTTGCAGCTTGTGTTGACTTAGGTAATGATAATAGAACTGGTATCTATAATCTTACCCAACCAGGTTACATGACAACTAAGGAGATTGTTGATATGCTTAAGGTTCATAAACTAGTATCTGATAAAATATACTTTAAATGTATTGAACACTTTGAAAGGGTTGCTATAGCACCTCGCTCTAATTGCGTGTTAGATAGTTCAAAGGCAATTAGAGCTGGAGTAAAACTTACACCAATTTACATTGCAATGGAAAAAGCTATTGTAAATTACAAACACTAAACTAATATGAACGGACAAGCTGGTAAAGGTGATAAAATTCGAGAAGGAGCTAATTTAAAAGCTTACTGGAGCAATTACGATAATATATTTCGGAAGGATAAACCTAAAAATGATACAACCCAATCACCAACATCCGCCTCCAGATAATGACTATTTGATTTATGGCATACTCATGATCATTACATGGGTGTCAATTTTAATCGCATTCCTATTTAACAACTAAATATATACATGAGCTTCTCAAACGTTGGTAAAGTATGGACCACAAATGGTCTTAAAGATTATCTCAGCAAAATTACACCACCAAAATGGTGTACAGGTATTTGCGTTCACCATACTGCTGAACCATCTTTGAAACAAAGACCTAAAGGGTTCACTGCACAGCACATTGAAAATATGAAATATGGTTATGTGCATGACAGAGGATGGTCATCTGGTCCGCATTTCTATACAGATGAAGATCAAATATGGGGTATGTGCCCTCCTAATGAAAAAGGTGTACACGCTGTTGCATATAATTCTAACTCAATTGGTATTGAAGTGTTAGGTGATTATGATGGTGAAGATCCAATGATGGGTCGTGGTGCCGCATGCTGGGGTATGACTGCTGAAACAATTAAAATTCTTATGGAATGGTTGAAGCTCCCTGTAAATGAGTCAACTATTAGATTTCATAGAGAAGATCCTAAGACCAACAAATCATGTCCTGGTGATAAAATTACAAAAACATGGCTACTAAGACTTATTGATACTACGTTTGTTATGCCTACTGTAATAAAGCCAATAGCAGCCAGCACTAATGAAAGACTTCCGGTTATTGATTATGTGGTTAATAATTGCGGCTATACTGAAGCTGCAGCAACCAAGCTCTTAACCAACAAAAAAGGAATGTTTTTCTTCGGTAATGATTGGCTTGAAGGTGCAGCATATGATGCAAAATTAGGAGCTACTGTAGCACCAATTTCTGAATTGAAAAATATCGCTAAACGTAGTTGAATGTTTTAGGAAATACCTTATAATT